CTGCTGACACGACTGGATGGGGGAAGGCCGTGTCTTATGGTAAATCCTAGGTGTAAGATCCTGATTGCGGGTTTTCGTGGTGGATACCAATACCCGGAGAAGGTTTCGCCTAGAAGTGTGGTGCGGATCGACCGCCCCCTCAAAAATGCGTTCTCGCATCCTCATGATGCGCTTCAGTACCTGGCCACGCGTGTACGTACCTTAAGCTCCATGATGGGCTATGGAATACGTACGAAGATTCCGAATCCGTCATATTCGTTTCGAGAAGTCGGCGGCGTAAAAGGAGTACGTCGATGAACGAGTCTCAGACGAACGACGGACATGTACGCTCGGACGCTATACGTAACGGACGTTACTGGAACTGTCGCGTATGTGGAACAGAATTTCCAGAGACCGACTTTCGTCGTACGATTGGACTATGTCATTCGTGTGTATTCGATGATCGCGTAAGGCTCGTTGTACCGACTCCGTCATATTCATTTAGGAAAGGAAATACTTGATGCCGCCCAAAAAAGGAACATTTGAAAAAGAAGTTGTAGACGCTGTAATAGAACTGAAACGGGAGGCGCGAGACGCTAAGTGGCGCCGAATGAAACAGAACAAGATAAATTGGGATTTGTTTCACGGACGCGGAAGGTTCGAACACAAGCAGGAGGGCCAGTCGACAGAGTTTCTGCCTAAGAGCGCACTTGCCGCTGAACAAATTACGGCGGTCGTAAAAGGTGCACTTATGAATTTCGACAAGTGGATGAAGGTAGAGTATGCGACGAGCTTCCGTGATCCCATATTCACGACGCATCTAGCGCAAGGAATGTCTCGTTTCTATCTGGAACGCGCAAACGTAAAAACTATATTTTCGGATGGCATAAAGACTGGAGTCCACGAGTCACTTGTCACTATAAAAGTTTCGGGTGTACCTGTCGTGGTTCCACGTTTTATTTCGCCGAACGCAAAGTCGCTACGACGCGTCGACAAGCATGAATGGCGCCTGGTGCTTTCTGTAATTCCGGCAGAAGATTACTACCCGGACCCGCACGCGGCGGGAGGAACTCCACTTTATGAGATTCACTCCATGCTCATGGACAAGCATCGCGTTGTCGCGCGTTCGCGTACGGACGAAAATCCCGACGGCGTATATGACGCAGAAATAGCTAAGAATCTACGCTCGTTTACGGAGGGCGAAGTCGAGCAACGGAAGGCGTCAAATAAGGGAGAAGACGTCTTTCATCGACGGGCTCAGCGCCGGTTTCCAGTTCTCTTGGACGAGTTTTGGGGAACGGTACTGGATCGTCAGTGAAACGTCATGGAACATCCTGACGGCTTTGAGCTACGAAACGTCTTACTGACAATTGCAAATGAGCGTGAACTTATTCGTGGGCCACAGCCGAACCCACGCTGGTCAGCGACGAGCCCGATCGTTTCTGCGCCGCTGTTACGTACGCCGTCTGCAACGTGGCCCAAAGCGCTCATGGACTCAGCGGGAGGTCTCAATACGACCATTAATGAGCTTTTCAATCTTATGATCGACGGCAGCTTGAGTGCCGTATATGGAATAAAGCAGTTAAAGCCGTCGTACCTCGATCCCGTAACGCGTGAAGAAGTCTCGAAAGGGATTCCCGCTGGAATGACTCTGTTACTGAATGACACGGCTCCGGTCGGCGCAAAGGCGCTTGAACGTGTCGATTCCGGCGAAGTCCCTCGTGACGTGCTCTCGTTCTTTAATATAGTTTCACAGTTACACGCGGAATCTACGCTCTCGAACGAGATTCGCTTGGGCTCATTGCCACAGAAGCAGGTTCGCGCCACAGAGGTCGTCCAGTCGGGGCAGGCAATTTCAGGCGTATTCGACGCAATTACGGCGGACTTTGAAGATATTTCGGTCGAACGTGTCGCGGAGGAATCATGGTTCGACATTTTACAGAACGTCGAAAAATTCCCTAAAGACGATCTTGCTCGAATGATCGGAGAAGAGGGCGTCGCGGAACTAAATTCACTAAGTCCCAAGCAGCGTTTCGCGCGAGCGGCGAATGGTTTCAAGTTTCATGGAAAAGGATTACGGACTATTACGGCGAGGATCCGTGACTTTCAGAAGCTTGTTCAATTTTTATCTGTCGTGGGCGGAAACGAGCCTATGATGCGAGAATTTTCGTTACGTTTCTCGATGCCTAAGTTACTGGACAAGTTTATGCGTTCCTTGGAAATTGACTCAGAGGAGATCGAACTCGACGAAGAGGAGATTAAGTTTCGACAAGAGATGGAGCGTATCGAGGCTCAGGCGCGTGGAGGGGCTCAGAACGCTGAAGCTCCTGGCCCTGGGCGTCGTGCGGAAGAGCCGTCACAGCCCAATGAACAGGCGGTACCGGAGGGAACGGAGGCTGGCTCTGGCGGCAAACGCTCGATGGGCTAGAATGAACATGAAAGGAGAATATGACATATGCCTAAGATAAAGAACATTGGACGAGAGATAGTTTCAGATTTACGCTCGAATCCTGTTACGCAAGGCGCAAATGTTTCACGTACGGTCGGAGAGCGTGAGGCTCGAAAGACGCGCCAGGAAGATCGTGACATGGTCGGAGAAATTCGGTTTCGCGCTAAACGGATGACACGAAAACGAAAGACTCCTTAGCGTATGACACTCGTATGTTAGATTCTTGGTTTGAGTCTGCGCCCGCAGAAGCTCGACGTCTGGTTGAGCCTGTAATCGAAGAGGCCGTGAATCGAGCTGTGAGTATCGTGAACTCGCCGTCCCTACGTGCGGAAGATCGCTCATTTGAACTTCTTACTTGTGCAATGCAGCTTCGAGCTGCTAAACTCTTAATTGATGCTTTCAGTCGCGGCATTAAACGTTAGTGTATTTATGGACGTAGGGGCAGATGACGATCTGTGCCGAGTGATTGCCTTGAAAACATATCCTGAAGCCGAGACGTTGGGGTGCACGGGAGACGGTAATGGCTAAAACTAAGACAAAGACGAAAAAAGGAAATGAGACAAACGTGAGTTCTACTGACACGACTGTGACCGGTTCATTAAAGGCCGGAAATCGTACGTTTGATTCTCAGGGGCAGCTCGATGAGTGGGTCTCTGAGATGGAGTCTACGATCGGTCGTCAAGGGAACGAAATGGGAGACCTGAATCGTAAGGTTTCCGACATGAGCGATAAGCTACAAGCGCAATATACTGCTCCTGAGCCGACCGTAAAGGGAGACTCAGAGTTTTACGAGAAATTCGAGACGTTACTTTATTCGGACGCAAAAAAGGCGGCTGAACTTATGGAGAAGCGTTTCGACGAGAAGTACTCAGCGAAACTTGAGAGTGAACGAAGTGTGATGCGCGAAGAGTTTAGAGGACATTCGGAAGAGGAACGGTTCTGGACTGATTTTGTCGGGAAGAATCCTGGATTGGCGCCGATGATCGACGACATTCGACTTGTGACTGCTGTACGACTGGATCCTAAGATCAAGAATCTGGGCCGAGAGGAACAGATGGATCGGATCTCAAAGTACTTTGGTTCACAGATCGAGACGAGTCGAGACTTGCTGGGTTCACAGGAGGTTGACGGAGGTCGATCGACAGTTGAGCCTGGTTCTGGAGCTACTGGGACGGGTGGAGCGTCGGGAGCATCAAATGATGACGCGACGTCGAAAACGACTTTCTTTGACGAGATTCAGAGTTCTTCTTATCACCCTAGGGCGCTACAACCGCCGAAGGAATAAGTTTCTTACGTACGTTCGAGTCCTTTTTCGGAAAGGAAGCATTAAATGGCAAACCTATGGCAATGGGGATTGGACGCTCCTACGGGCGTCTATAAGAATCATGCCATGAGTGCCGACATGAGAAAGGCTGCAATTGCGCAGACCCTTTTCATGCGTTTCACGAGGCCAGAGTCGGGTTATGGTAAACGGCGTGGTGAGAATATCACTATTCCGCGAGCCTCTAATCTTACGGTGCCCTCCAATGGAACGTTAGATGAGGAGACGGGGATTCCCGTAGACAAACTTTCACTCTCGACTGTTTCGATTACGGTCAAAGAGTGGGGACGCGCGGTGGAGTTTACGAACTTCGCACGTGATTTGTCTGCGGTAGATATTCCAGAGGCTCATCGACAGGCACTTTTGGATCAAATGGCGCAGGTTTTGGATGTGGCCGCAGCGGCTGCATTTAAGACGGCGAAAGTGAAATATATTCCGACGGGACCAGCGGCTGGAACGTTCGATACGGACGGTACGGCTTCTACGGCGGCAACCAATAACTTGAACTTTTTTCATGTGGAGACGATTCGGGATTACCTGTTTCAGACTTTACATGCGCCTCCTTTTATTGACGGCGATTATATCGCGCTTACGGCGACAAAGGGAAAGCGTGGGATCATTCAGGATCCTAAGTTTGAGCAATGGAACGTCTATACGAACCGGGAAGCTAAGATGAACGGTGAAGTTGGTCGTATCGAAGGAATCCGACTTGTGGAAGTTAACCATGATTCGGCACTTTCGAACTCGAAGGGAACGGGTTCCGTTCTCGGAGAGACGGTCATTTTTGGACGGGATGCGGTGGCTTCGGCGATTGCGGAAGATCCTGAGCTTCGAATGGCACAGCCTTCGGACTTTGGTCGGAAGCTCGCGGTAGCTTGGTATGGGATTCTTGAGTTCGGAATTATTTGGGATACAGCGAATGCTGGAGAAGCCCGAGTTGTTCATGTAACGAGTTCGTAAGAAAGGAGAAACAAAATGGCAGGTAAATATGAAAATTTTGTGGCTCTGGGAAATACGAGCTTT